AGTTATTTGATTGATGTTTTATCAAGTAGTGTTTGGACGAGGGTTCGATTCCCTCCGACTCCACCACGCAAAACGTGTAAAGTGAAATGATAAGTGTTCGTAAATACGAAATAAAGGGGTCGACTGGTTTTGACTGCATAAACGAGATTCAACGTAGAGTAACTAAAAAGTAACCGTAAAAGTTATACAAATGAATACTACTCCATTAAGAATGGCAGTATAATTCCGTTAAAAAGAACGAAATCTTTAAAAAACCGTTTGTTAATTCAAACGGTTTTTTTTATACCTTTGACTAAACAATAAATAAAATAACATGAGAAAAAAATTAAGAACAACAGTAAATGTTATCTATTTTAGAATAGGTGTAAATATCATTGGTTTGCCAATTGATTTTAAACACACAATTGAAAGGAATCAAAACAATAGTTTTTTAGGTGCTACAGAAAATGTAAAAGTAATTCAATCCCTAATAATGCCATGAAAAAAATACTATTAACCATTTTGCTAGCGTCGGCAATATGGTCGTGCGGTTCTCGAAAAGTAGAATCTGAAAAAACAAAAGTAGAAATCAAAGAAGATTTAGAAATTGTAAAAGAAAAGGAAGTTGTAGAAACTCAAGAAAAAAAAGAAGTTGTAGAAACTAACACAAATGAAACTACAACAGAAAATGAGGTTACTATAACCCCAGATGATCCAAACAAAGAAATGATTGTAAACGGTAAGAGGTACACAAATGCCGTTTTAACCACTAAAAATAAAAAGTCAAACATTTCTACTAAAAAAAAAGAAGATAAGCAACAAGTCAACAAAACTGAAATAAAAGAGAATGAGAATTTAAACTTTGAAAGCGGTATTTTGATTGATAGTAAGGTTAAGAATACCGACAAAGAAGAAAGCATGAGTGTAAAATGGTACTTCTTTTGGTTTATAATAATTATAATTATATTGATTGTTTTGTATAGGAAGTTTAAAGACAAGGTTTGGTTTATTTGAGTACATATTTAATTGGTTTTAAGTAATATTTTAAAATAAAAACTTGTTTAATTAAAATTTTTATATATTTGTAGGAGCAATCGTTTAAAAAGATGTGTGAAGATGCACATTACAAAATGAAATGAAACTAAAAAACCAGTATTATTTTAAAAAATAGCATCATCCATTTAATTATGGTTGGTGCTTTTTTTGTTTAATACAAAAACATAAAAAATATATGAATTATCGTTTAGCAAAAGAGATATATGGCACTCCTTGGTGTGTTGATTCTCACTCTTTTTTATCATTGTCAAGTATTTTAAAGAATATTCAAAATGGTGTGGCTTTAGATATTCCAGAAGTTAAATTGAATTCTATTCACATGATTACAAGTGAAACTAGGATTATAGATAGAGCCTTTGGTAATGAATGGCAACCAGGTCAACTAGAAAATAAAGATGAGTTTGATGCAATTGGATTAATTAATTTGAATGGTCCAATTACTAGGAATGGTGGAATGTCAAGTTATGGAACTGCTCAAATATCAAATACAATGCTTAAAATGTCAAAAGACCATAGAATGAAAGGTTTTGTGATATTAAATGATTCTGGAGGTGGTTCAAGCGGTGCAGTTCAAGTTATGGTAGACACAATAAATGAGATTAAGCAAAAGATTCCAGTTTACACATTGATTCCAAAGGGAGGAATGGCTGGAAGTGCTGCTTACGGAATTGCAAGTGCATCAACAAAGATATTTTCAGAAGATGCAATGAATATAGTTGGAAGCGTTGGAACAATGATAAGTTTTGACGGATATAAATCAAATTCAGAAAGTCCAGACGGTGTAAAGCATATTACGGTTTATGCTTCAAAATCAACAATGAAAAACAAAGCATTTGAAGAGGCATTAAATAATGATAATTATGATTTGTTAGTTAGTGAGTTATTAGATCCTATCAATGAAAATTTCATCAATTTAGTAAGCACAAACAGACCTCAATTAGTTGGTACAAATTTCGACAACGGACATACTGTTTTTTCAAAAGATGCAATAGGCACTTTTATCGATGGAATTGCAAGTTTTGATGAGGTTGTAGATATGGTTTTATCGGATTCAAAAAGTTTAAAAAATTCAAATATTAATATTAATTCAAATTCAAAAAAGATGACAAAAGAAAGTCTTAAGAATGAACACCCTACTATCTTTTCAGAGATATATCAAGAGGGTGTACAAGCTGAACAAAGCAGAGTTTCAGCTTGGATGGTACACGCAAATACAGACATGGAAGCTGTAAACGCAGGTATTGCAAGTGGAAAGGAAATCAGTTCAACTGATACACAAATGTTCTTAGTAAAAATGGGACAAAAAGGAAATTTAGAAGCATTGAAAAATGACAGTCAAAAAGAAGTAGTTGTAGATGCTGCAACTGGACTTGACAATGAAGATGCAAAATCTAAAGAATTGACAGAAGCGTTTAATTTTTAAATAAATAGATATGCCTATAAATGCAACACAAAGAAGTGCTACTAGAAATCAGAGTACAGTAGACTATTCAATTGATAATATTTTCATGTATGGAAATAGATATCAAACTGCAACGTTTTTAAATGATACAGGAGCAGAAGCAACGTTTTCGGATGGCTTTTTGGTATTAAGAAATACAGCGTCAGCAGGACAAATTATACCAGCAATTGCGGGAGCAACTTTAGCAAATGTAATTGGAGTTTTAAAAACTGATTCAATTACTTTAGCTGATGATGGAACTGCTGCTGTCAACTATGCTATTTGCGGTGATATTGATGTAAATTTACTTCAATTACCTGCAACTGTAACGTTAGATACAGTAGTTGGAACAACTGGAAAATGTTTAAAAGATTTTTTAACTGATTTAGGTTTTGTTTTAAGAAACGTAACTGAAAATTCACAATTCGACAATTAATCATGGCAATAAATATTATAGACCATACAGCAGCCTTGACATCAAAGGTTGTAGGAAGTTTTCAAGAAGATATACCAGTAAGAGCTGGTTTTGGTGGTTTTTTTCCAGAGGAAACAACTCCATCATTAGAAATTGATGTAGAAGTAGAGAGAGACAACGATCTAATCGCCGTTGATGTTATGAGATTTACAGAGGGAAATCCTAACAAAGCTACTAAAATGACGGAACACAAATATATTCCACCTTATTTTAAAGAGGAGTATTTTTTCCAACGTGATACTGTGTACATGAATGCAATTGCAAATGGTGTAATGAATAATAGAAATATTAATCGTTTAATCACGCAAAGAGCAGTTAAAGGAATGACAACTAGCCGTAAGAAAATCGAAAGAGCAATCCGTAAACAACAAGCTGATGTACTTCAAACAGGTATTGTTACCCTTGTAAATGGTGATAACATCAATTACAGAAGAAAAGCGGGTTCAATTGTTGTTAAAACAGGTGGTCAATTATGGTCTGCTCCAACAACTGCAAAGCCATTAGATGATTTAGCTTTAGCGATGACTTTCTTACGTGATGAGGGTAACTCAAACGGTTCAGATATTAATGTTATCATGCGTTCTGCTGCTTTTAATGCTTTTATGGAAGCTGATCAAGTAAAAGAAAGTTCAGACTTTAGAAGAATTGACCGTTTAAAAATTGATATGCCACAGTTTTCAGAAGCTACTGGAATGGCTTTTCAAGGTCAAGTAGCTGCTGGTGATTTTACTGTAAATCTTTGGACTTACAATGAAAAATATACTGATTCTAGTGATGTTACTCAATATTATTTAGACAGTAATAAAGTAATTGTTTTACCATCTGATTTTCAAGGTAAGACAGTATTTGGAGCTTTACCAACATTAACAGAAACAAGCATAAACGGTGTAACTGTTGATGCTCCTGGAATTGTTGAGGCAAATTATTTGATTCGTTCTTTTTCAGACAAAAAGACTTTATCAAGTGGGTTAGAATTGACTTCTGCTCCTTTGGTTGTGCCTTTTACGATTGACAAGATTTACACAATGCAAGTTTTAGCATAACATTTAAAATTTAAGAAAATGGCAAAATATGAAATTAAAGTAATTGCACATCAATTAAAAGGAAATAATATTGCTAAATATGGTGATGTTGTAGATGAGGTTCAATTAGACGGTAATGCTTCAGAATTGGCAAAAGCTGGTTTCGTTGAATTAGTAGAAGATGAAAAACCTGCAAAAGAGGTTAAAGAAGAAAAACCTGTAAAAGGTTCAAAATAAAAAATAAGTGTAATGGGGCGTATTTTAGATTTAGCAAGGCGAGATTCAAAGCGATATGTAACGAGTGGAGGATTTGAGGTTAATATAACCATCACCACTCCAAATGGTGTTAATACACTTGCAATGACTGGATACGCTTCAAAGCATTTTATAAATTTTGATTCTGATGGTTTACCAATAAATAGTAAAAATGTTCATATTTCTTTTGATGAGAATATTTTAGTTGAAAATTCATATCCAGTTAGAAATTCAAATAACGAAGTAAGTCTTTTAAATCATAAAGTTTCTTATCCAGATTCAACGGGTAATATTAGAACCTACATAATTCGAGAAACATTCCCAGATGAAACATTAGGATTAATAGTTTGTATTTTAAGTGATTTTAAATAATAAATAAATGGCATTAATAAACGAAGTAATACCGATTCAAGGTTTTGATTTAGTAGGTCAAAAGATAGCTTCAATTTTGCTTTTAGAATTGACAAATCAAATAAACATACAATCATTAACGGATGATTTAGGTGTATTTTTAGAAAGAACAAATCCTTACGATAAGAGTGAGGATTTAATGGTTAATGTAAGTTGTAATAATATTTCTTATTCGGAGTTCACACAAAGAGATTCACAAGGCAATACAACGTATTACGTAGATGTTTATGGACGTTCTTTTGAAACTGCTGATTTAAGCGGTGATTTAGGTTCACGAAACAAACTGAATTTATATGTAGGATTTTGCAAGTACATTTTATCATGTGTAATATATAAAACTTTAGATACTGGATTTGGTTTAATTGGTGGTGTTTATGTAACTGGAATTGCTTTTGATGCAAATGAAAGTAATCAAGATGGTACATTTATAAGAATGGCAAGAATTACACTTTCAGTTAGAATAATGGAAAATCAAGAAATGGATAACGTTTTAGAATTTACTGGTAATGATACTCAAATAAAATTATCCGATACGGATAAAGGACAAAAACTAATTTTTAATACATAATAAAATTATGGCAACAATTTCGACAGCCGTAGGATTAGAGAGAATATCTCGAGTTAGCGGTTACAAAATAAAAAAGGGTTTTTTCTCAAATGAAACTCAAAATTTACCTCAAATTATTGCAGTATTTGGAGAGGCTAGTACAGCCGCCAATCTATCTGGATTAACTGTAACAAAAAGAGAGGTTACATCTGCACAAGAGGCTGCTGAATTATATGGATATGGTTCTCCGATTCATGCACAGATGAGAATTTTACGCCCTATTAGTGGTGATGGTGTTGGTGGTATTCCAACGATTGTATTTCCTCAAATTTCAGATGTAGGAGCAACGGCAACCACGAGAGAATGGACTGTGACAGGAACTGCAACAGCAAACGCAACTCATACATTAGTTGTCAATGGTAGAACTGGAATTGATTTTCAGAATTATTCATTTTCAGTAGTTATTGGTGATACTGCAACGGTTGTAGCTGGTAAAATTAAAGATGCTGTAAATGGTGTTTTAGGAAGTCCAGTAAGTGCTCTCAATACATTAGGAGTAGTTACATTTACTTCTAAATGGGAGGGCGCTACAAGTGCTGAAATAACAATATCAGTTGACTTTGGAAGTGTATCAGCAGGAATGAGTTACTCACAAACAGATTCAACAGATGGAGCGGGTGCAGTTGATTTAGCTGATTCATTTAGCCAATTTGGGGATGACTGGTACACAATTGTAACAAATCCTTACGGAACTGCACAATTGAGTGCTTTTGAAGCTTTTAATGGTGTTCCGGATGCTGACAATCCAACGGGTAGATATGCAGGTTTATTATTTAAACCTTTTATGGCTTTCTTTGGAAGTGTTTTAAGTGATAAAGATGACTTAATTACAATAACAGATAATGCTTCAAGAGTTTCACAAGTTACAAATGTGCTTTGCCCTGCTCCTGCTTCGTTAGGATTCACTTATGAAGCGGTTGCCAATGTTGTATCCTTATTTGCTAGAATAATGCAGGATTCACCTCATTTGGACGTAAATAACAAAGCTTATCCAGATATGCCAATTCCTACAAGCGGTAATATTGGTGATATGGCAGATTATAACAATCGTGATTTACTAGTTAAAAATGGTTGTTCAACTGTAATGTTAGAAAATGGAGCTTACAAAATTCAAGACTTGGTTACAACTTATCATCCAGATGGAGAAGTTCCTTTGCAATATTCTTACGCTAGAAACTTAAATTTAGATTGGAATGTTTCAGATGCTTATAGAACATTGGAAACGTTAAGACTAAAAGATAAAACTTTGGTTTCAGATAGTCAAATTGTAACGGTTTCTGGAGCTATAAAGCCAAAAGAATGGAAAGCAGTTGTAATTGATTTATTTAACAGTTTAGCTGAAAAAGCCTTGATTAACGACCCTAATTTTAGTAAGGATAGTTTGTTGGTTCAAATTAGTGCTACAAATCCGAATAGATTTGAAACTTTCTTTAGATACAAAAGAACTGGAATTGCTAGGATTGAGAGTACTGATGTAGAGGCAGGATTTTAATAATTAAAAAACATTATAAAAAATGGCGAATTATATAGGAGGTGATATTCTTGAAATTGTATGTCAGCATACATTGGGAGAGTTTAGATTTGCACCAAAAGCAAATGAAAGTTTTACTTTAGATTCTGGAGGATTAAGAGTAAATGACGATGCTAGTCAAATCACAGGACAGGGAACGGCTATTTATCAAAAAAATAGAGTTCGTTGGAG